TGTGAGTCTAATGATACTTGGATATCCCTATCAGTTAATGTACAACATCTTTAAATACCGTCTGGAGAATGAAATTGCCAAGTCAAAGGGTGTTATTGCCCAACTTGATGTAAATATGATTCCTGATGGTTGGGATATGGATAAATACATGTATTACATTGATGCTACTGGAATTGCATGGCAGGACTTTCAGAAAGAGGGCATTCAACCAAATCCACACCAACAACAGGTGATGGATCTTACAATGAAAACCGCAAGTCAGTATATTGAACTTCTTGAATACACAAAAAGAGAAGTATATGATTTAATTGGTATTAATCCACAAAGGCAAGGGAAGACTGGTCAGTATGAAAAGGTTGAGAATGTAGAAAATGCTATTCAGCAGTCAACCTCAATGACTGAAGATATGTTTGCTAAATTTGCTGAATTTGAAGAGAGAGAACTACAGGGACTTCTTGATTACAGCAAATGGGCATGGGTGAATGGAAAGAGTTCTAACTTCAAAATGTCTGATAAGTCACAAGAAATTGTAGATATTGATGGATATGAACACGCTGAATCAAATTATGGAGTATATGTCTCAGATGCTCGACAGGATGTAATTAATCTCCGTAAGGTCAAAGAACTTGGTCAGGCTATGCTTCAGAATGATGCTGCTACACCTGCTGATATAGCAGAGATTCTTGATTCTCAGTCTATGAGTTCTGTAAAAGAAAAGCTTAGAGATGCTGAGGAGCGTAGAAATAAGCTTATTCAGGCAAGACAACGTGCTGAGAAAGCACAGCAGGAGGCTGAAAGAAATCTTGAGCAGCAGAAAATTGAGTCTGAAATTCTACAGACTCGTCTTGATAATCAGGCTGATCTTGAGGAGGCGAAGATTAAGCAAGGTACTGAGATTGAAAAAATGCTTGAAGAAAAGGAAATTACTAGAGAAGAGCTTGAACAAGAAAAGAGAGAAATGGAATCTGATGAGAAGATTGCTAAGATGCAGCAGAAAAAAGAGGCTGGAGCTAGAGAAGAATAGTTATATATTATAAATGGTATTTTTCTCGGAACAAGTATTGAGGAAATTACATAAACTAAACCAAGAATAAAACAAAATCCGATATAATATGCCTTTTGATATTGATGAAGTTACTTTTGATGAGCTTGAAGACGAAAATGAATCTGAAGATCTTGATCAACAAGATCAATCAGAGGAAGATAATGTAGATCTAGATGAAGAAAATGCAGAAACTATTGATGAGGAAAGTCTACGGGATTCTTTTTCATCCGGTGATAATGAGTCTGAATCAACAAATGAAGAAGATGAGCAAGATGAGAATGTAGAAGATCAAGAAACTGAAGACCAAGAAGATGAGGAAGCTGAAGAAGAGGAAGAAAGTGTTAGAATTGTAGATGAAATTGCTTCTCAATTTGGAGTTGATCCAGAAGAAGATCTTGATGGAGAGCTTGATGATACTTTTGAAGATGTTACAAAGGTTACTCGAAAGGGGGCGGAGAAGATGGCACAAAAGGAGATTAATACTTTCTTTGAGCAATATCCTGATGTTGCTCAATATACACGATATAGAGTAAATGGAGGAGATCCTGATACATTTAGGGAAGAAGTTCTTAATTCTCCAGACTACGAAGATCTTGAGCTAGAGGGGAATGAGAGTACTCAAGAAAGAATTGTTAGAGAAAAGCTTCAGGAAGTTGATGGATTTAGTAATGATAAGGTTGATCAAAAGGTTGAAACTTATAAGAGTGGGGGTATCCTGAAGAGTGAGGCAGAAGATGCTAAGGATATTCTCTCCAATAGGCAAGAGCAGAAGAGACAAGAACTTATTGAACAACAGGAACAAGAAGCTAAACAAAGAAGAGAACAAATTAAGCAACAGCAGCAAGAATATCGACAGACTATCAGAGAGTCAAATGATCTTGCTGGTATGCAGCTTCCTGAAGATCAGAAAGACACGTTTGAAAGTTATTTATTTGATCCTGTAGATGAGGATGGAATGACACAGGCTCAGAAGGATTATCAAAATATGAGTCAAGAAGAAGCTCTATCTCTGTACTACCTTATGTTTAATGGTGGTCCAGAGAATTTGGATGAGCTAGTGGACAATAAAGCGTCTACTAAAAGGGCCGAACGATTGAGCGAAAAGCTCAAGAAGAATTCCGGTAGTAGGGATGTGAGTGATAAATCCGAACGCGGGAGTGGAGGCGGTAGAAAGAGGAATGAAGATGCTGACCTTTCAGGCTTCGACTTAGATCAGGCAATTGCATAACTCAATTTTCTTTTTCACTAATCAAATTTAAAAAGAAACTACTATGAGAGTAAGTAAGCAGAGATATAATGATTCACAAATGACAGACCAGAACAGTCTGGCTCAGGCTCTGCTGCAACATCCCGCTAAACTTAGCCGAACGATGGTATTTCTCGGTGGTCGGGAAGATAAGCGATTCCCTCTTACTATGTTGACTGAGGGAGTTGGTAATACTCGTAGCATTGATAAGTACGAGTATGAATACAATGTGATGGACCGGATTGATAGAACTCGTCCGGTTGATGAAACCCCTGCTAATACAAGTAATGTTGGAGCAGGAAATTCACGTTTTCAGCTTAAGTTTCCCGACAAGTGGTTTATCAAGGACTATGTAATTATTGGTCCTTCGGGTGTGCAGTGCCGTATTATGGAAGAGCCACGACCTGTTGGTGATGCATACGAGTACACTCTTCAGATTGCTAACAGTGATCCCAATGAAGTGGTGCCTTCTGAAGACCTTCAGGCAGGTGCTCAGTGGGGGCAGCTTTTTGCTCCTGTTGGTACTGATCACTCCAGAGGAAATGCCCATAACTTCTCCACACCTTCTAAAATCCGTCATAAGATCACGAAGGTACGGAAGAGTTATCAGATGGGCGGATCCGTCAAGGACTATGTGATGGATATTGAACTTCCAACTTCAAATGGGACGACAAATCTTTGGATGCCTTTTGAGGAGTGGCAGTTTATGCTGAAGTGGCGAGAAGAAATGGAGATGCTTTACTGGTACGGTGAGCAGTCTTACGATGAGAATGGTAATACTGTAATCCGTGACGAGAATGATCAGCCAGTAAACATCGGTCCTGGTCTCTTTCAGCAGGTTGTGAATAAGGACACTTATTCACGGCTAACTGAAGATAAGCTTCGAGATGTTATTGGTGATCTCTTCTATGGGATGACTGATGGACAGGATCGACAGGTTACGCTCTACACGGGTACTGGTGGTATGCGTGAGTTTGACCGTGCGATGAAGGATTACGTTGGAAGCACTAACTTCCAGATCCTTGATCAGAATAAGTTCATTACGGGAGATGGTAGAAATCTTACCCTTACGGGGTACTTCACTACCTATGAGCACGTTGATGGTCACACTGTCAATGTTGTAAATGTCCCTCTCCTTGATCACGGTCCTGTTTCTAATACGCGACCTAAGCACCCTGATACGGGATATAGTCTTGAGTCCTATCGTATGTGCTTTGTTGACCAGAGCAACTACGAAGGCGAACCCAACCTTCAGATGATTAATAAGCAGGGTGAAGAGATGAAGAAGTGGGCTGTTGCTGGTTCTACTGTGCCAAACGGATTCTCCGAATCTAATGGCCTAAGAGCCACTGATATTGATGGTGCTTCCGTACACTATCTCAAGACAAGTGGAATCCTGCTTCGCAGGTTTGATACTTCTCTTGATCTTCAGTGCATTGCTTCTTAAGGAGTATTGGAACAGTTAAGAGAATGCCCGGTGTGGTACTCCCACATCGGGTTATTCTCTGTTTTTTAACCAACTCATAAAATAGACAAAATATCAATTATGGATACTAGACACAAACGAGTTTGGCTTCATAGAGTGGAGCCTAAAAATGATCTTCCAGAGGATGTTCGGAAGAATGCAAAGCGAGTACTTGGAAGTGTTTTTAAGAATCGTAAACCACTAAAGGGATTGAGTAGAGATGAGGAGAAGGAAATTCTTCCTCGTATTATTGATGCAGACCCCGAAGATAAAACTAGATTTAGTGAGAAGGCTTCTAAGTATTGGAAAGAACTTAGTATTGATGTACCTTCTGGTGGAAAGTCGCTAAATATCTCCACAGATGAAGATGGAGATCCAGTTTACCCAGAAGAATATGTAATGTATAGATTTGCACAGGCACATCCACAGGTTGCTGAAAGTCACAAGGTTGCTCAGAGAAATAGAAATAAGCTTTTTTGGATTCTTGATCCCGAAGAGGAGAAGAAGGAAACTAGAAGAGAAGTTGATAAGAAGATGGATGCTTATAGGGAATTTATTAAGGTCAAAGATAGCGAAGACAAGGTTGATCTAATGATGAGAGTTTTTGCTAATGAGCGACCGGAGCAAATTGCTGATTTTGATGAAAAGATAAATACACTACATAATGAACTTGAACAACGCCCAGAAGAGTTTATCGAACTTGCTACAGATGATGATCTTGAAAAGCAAGATTTTGTACTACAGTGTATCGAGCATGGTGTACTCCGCAAAGTCGGCAATCAAATCATGTACATGGATGAAGTGATTGGTGAAGGAATTGATGAAGTAGTTGCTTATCTCAAGAATAAGCGGAATTCCAGTACACTCTCTTCACTTAAGGCTGAACTAAAAGAAGCTAAGTAGTAATGAATGTAGAGGAAATGCACGCCTCTGTCTTACTGAAGATTGATAAGGTTGGTAGTTATTCAACTGCCAATCTTATTCCAGGTGAAATTACTGACTTTTTGAATGATGCACAACGTGATTTCATCAATCAGAATAGACGTTTTTT